TCATCACGAAGACGGTGAAATCATCCGACCCGTCGCCTGCATCGCGCGACCAGGAGCCGACATTCATGCATTTGCCGCCTGAGGCGATCTGGCTCAGCTGGAAGGTGGTCAGGGCGCCGGTAACGCCACCGATCGGGCCATAGACCACATCGGCGGAATTGACCAGCGTACACCACAGACGGTTTCGGGCCTGGGAGATCGTCTGCAACGATGTAAGTGCCGGCCCGGTAAACCCAGTCGCGCCGAATGTGGTCCCGTCATAGCGCCATGGCAAATCCGTGGCGTTGACGCCGAAAATATAACCGTTGAAATTGGCCGTCGACCAGCGGTTATTTGCGTATCCTGTCCCCAGCACGATTGGGGCACCGGAAACATCATGAATGCTCCCATTCGATGCGTCGAGAAGTTTTTCGCCGCTGGCGCCCTTCCACTTCATCAGCGTCGGAATGGAGCTGGCACCCGTCACAGTCTGGTGCGAGAGATAGCCGGGGCGCACCTTCACCGCGCCTTCATCGGGCAACCAGTTCTCGAGAATACGGGCTTCCGTCGGCTGGAGGCTTGAATAAGATTCGCGGGTGTTGAGGCCAAGGAACGGCGCCGGGACCACAAAGGATGTCCCGGCTCCCTTCATTTCCTTGGTGGCGAGGCGGTTGCTCATCTTTGAGCCTTATTGCGACAGGACGCGGCCGGTCAGGCTGCGCAATGTCGAGAAGGTATTGACGATATCATTGGTCGACGTTGCCTCACCTGTTGCCTTGACCGTGATAGATGCCGTAGAGACCTCCGTGGTGTCTAGCGTGGCTCCTTCATAGGGTGCTGTGGCAACACCGCCATCATAGAACTCGGCCACGCAGCGCTGCGTCGAGACGCCGGTTGAGGTGATGGTGAGACGGGCAAGCCAGCTCGCCGCGACAGATGCGGTCAACACCTTTGTTGCCACCAGCGTAGCGCCGATATACAGCTTCACCGTCTTGGTGTTGGCGTTATTGGCCTTGGTGCCGTGCCATTCGGCCACCAACGTTTCATCACCCCAGTTCAGCGTATAGGCTGGGATCGCATGGGTGTTGAGATTGTCTTCACCCGTGGTGACGTTGCCGATGGAAGCGCTATCGATAAGCGGCGTCATAATCGTTCGGCCATTGCCGCAAACCGCTATATTGGCAGCGGAGATGGATTTAAACGGCACCGTGCCGGATGGCGCGATGTTGTTGCGGGCGCGGCCCGTTGCGCTGCCATTGCTGGCCTCGATGAACACAGCCGCATGCGTTGTATTGCCGGCCTGGATCAATTCGTTATCGTTGATGACGATATTGGTATTGTTCTGGATGCGAGCGCAGCGTGTTACTGACACCCAGCCCAGCGTGCGGGTAATGCAGCGGTTGCGAACAAACTCCAAGCCATCGCGCGCTGTCGATGAGCCCGCCTCCCAGAAGGATGAAACCGGGTCATCGAAGGTGTTGTCGTAAATCTTGATCCTGGCACCCTGTGGCGCGCAGCTGCTGACACCGCCGAAAATCGTCGAGTTTCTAAGCTCTGAGTCGAAGGTGCCGCCGATCGTATAGAAGCCGGCACAGGACACGATTTGCGGAACGTGTGAGGCAGCATCCGGCACCTGACGCAATGCCTGCTGCGTGGAAACCAGGATTTCGCAATTGTCGACGATGATCTTGCCCGGTCCAGCCGATGAATGCGTCACGCCGAGCGGGAAGCCCGTGGCATCGATATAGCTGTTTGAGAGGCGCAACCAGTCCTCGATGCCGCCGGCCCAGTCGATGCAGTTCAGATTCTGCTGACCCACATCGGTCACCCTCAATGCGACGCCACCGGAGGAATAGGCGGTGAAGCCGGACGAGTCGATGCCGGTCAGTTCAAAGGTGTTGGCTGTGACATTGGCGACGGTATAATTTGAAACCAGTTCGGCGGTGCCGCCAGACGAGTAAGTGCCGTAAGTCGCAGAGGAAACCGACAGGTTGAAAGTGTTGGCCGTCACGCCGGAAATGGTGAACTCTGAATCGTTCAACTCGTGCATGCCGATGACATTGCGGATCTTGACGCGTTGACCGTTGGTAAATCCGTGGCTGGCTGCAGTGATCACTGCAGGATTGGCCCTGGTGGCGGCGGTAATGGCGGCGCAGCGCCGAACCTCGCCGGCCGACTGCAGATGCCCGCTAGGAATGTAAGCACCATAGGCGGTCGAATTGATGCCGGAAAGTTCGAACGTATCGGTTGCTGCGTTGGCAACCGTATAGATATTGCCGTTGAGTTCCTGCATGCCATCGACATTGACGAATGTCACAATCTGGCCATTGGTGAAGCCATGCGCTGCCGATGTCACTACGGCAGGATTGGCGCTGGTCACATTGGTAACCCGGTGACCGTTCAACTGCGTCATGCCGACGATGCCTTGCGGCATAACCTTCATGCCGGCCGTGAGGCCATGCGCGGTGGAGGTGACAACGGCCGGGTTGGCTTGGGTGACACCGGTGATCGGGATAAGCCGCCTAGATTCACCACCAGATGTGTAGACACCATAAGCGCTGGAATCGGTACCAGACAGCTCAAAGGTGTTGGCGGTGGCGTTGGCAATCGTGTAACTATTGCCATTCAGCTGCGTCATGCCGCCGACAAAGGCAAAGGTGACGGTGTGACCGTTTGAAAAGCCGTGACTCGTCGCGGTAATAACGGCCGGATTGGCATTGGTAGCGCCGGTGACCGGGCTATATTGCTGCCCCGGCGAGATGGCGACAAAGTCGGTGCCGCGATAGACCTTAACGCCCGTCAAATCCCACTGGCCACCCTGGAATTTCAGGCAGCGGCGGTTCTGCCCATTATAGCGGACATGCACATTACTGATCGTGCCGTGCATGCGGGGAATTGGACGCAGGTCGAGAATATGGAACGGATCGTAATCCTCGCCGATGCCGCCGGTAACCGTCACATTATTGATGACGACGTCGAAACATTCATAGATGAACAGCGGGTTGACCTTGCCAGAATTGTTGGCATAAGACCCGTCTTTAAGACCCCAGAAATCCCGCGCGACATAGCCGTCTATGGTGACATGATCGACAGTCTTGACTAAAATCCCATAAGTGCCGATGTGGCTCGATCCGCCGATGGTGTCGAGGAAGCCCATATTGATGATCTGGGCGTCGTACATGCGCAACGTACCGAAATCGGAGCGCCAGCAGCCGGTAGCGTTGTGCTGACCGTCGACATTGAGGCCCCAGAGCCTTGTATTGCAACTAGAGGCCTGGAACATCTTGCCGGTGATGGTGTGCAGAGCGATGTCTGGGACGATCAGCACGCCTTTAGAGAACTCGATATTGACGGTCTGGCTGGTGAACGTGGTCAGATTGAACGTATAGGTGCCGGCAACACCGACCACGACCCTGCGGCCAGCCGCCGCGGTCACATCATTCTGCAGCGCCGTGGCGTTCTGGGTGCCGGTGTTTGATGTCAACACTGTTGATGGGTAGATGCCATAGGCACTGCCGCCGCCACCACCCTGCAGAACGTCAATATCGGCCTCTGCCGTCGTGACCCGGCTGGCTAGCGTTACATCAGCCGCATAGAGTTCGGTGAAGTTATCGTTGATCTTGACGCCGCCGTCGCGCAGCGTATCTCCGGTGCCGTCATTCGCAGCCGCACCGAGATTGATTGTCTGCTGTGCCAATGTGTTATCTCTTTAGGTGTCGGAGTCGAATGTGGGAGGGCTGCTGTCATCGTCGAAGGTAGGAGGGCTGCCGCCAGAACCACCGCCTGAAGAACCAGCGCCGCCAAAACTTCCCTCTGGAAGATTGTCATATCTGCGGCAAACGCCGGAGATATCGATCAACCGTTTGGGCGTGTCGTCATAGCGCAGCCCGGCAATAGCCGCATCGTAATCGGCCTTCTCCTCGGCGAAGGGAAGGCCCTTACGCGCGCGGAAGCGGTATCGCATACCCAGTACGGCTAGATCTGGATCCAGCCGCCACAGATCGCCGTCTGCCGCCCAGTTCGGGATTGCCACGCCAAGGCTTGTCGTGCAGAAATAGCGGCTGAAATAGTCATAGCCGATATTTTGCACGCTCGACGGCGTCGGGGTGATATTGAGATAGTTGTTATGAACCGAGAAGGCGTAATTGAAACCGTAGGCCAGCAAGCCGCGTGTGACTGCCGCCCAGTCCGTGGCACTGAGCGGACCACTCAATGGCCGGCCTTCTGAGGTGTTCCAGAAGGTAAAGCTGGCGAGCCTCTGATAATCGACCGGGAGACTATAGGCGGAAACGCCAGCAACCGTCGCAAAGGTATACGGGGTTTTCAACGCTTGCCAGCTGGATTCGCGCACGATTTCACGGCCGACCTGCGTTGCAACATTCTTGAGCAGCACGGCGGTCGCATCATCATTGCCAATGATGGTGGAAGGGGCATTGAAGCTGTCAATGCCCTCGATTGCTTCCGTCGCGATTTCAAGCAGGCTGGCCATTAGGCGGCAACCTTCTGTTTTGCCTTCGGAGCAGCTTCCGGCTCGACATAGCCGACCTTCGCCCGAGCCTGATCGCGGTATTTGACCAGGAACGGAACGCGGGCATTCATCTTCTGCGCTTCCAGGGTGATTTTCATCGCCCGCATTTCGTCGTCGTCATAGTCGGCGAACTGCTGGACGGTTTTGCAGCCCTTGGTGATGAGCATGTGGATGACATGAGGGGGGACTTCGTCGAGCAGCGCGATCGGGAGTGGCGTGCCTTCCGCCTTCAGCTTGACTTCGAACTCGGCAAAGGCCGCCGGAAAGCGGCGGCGCAGATCGCGGGTGCCAAATGATCCGATCTTGGCCGAAGAAATGTCCGCATTCTTCGCCTTCGGATTGGCCACCTTGTGAAGCATCACATATTCAGGCTCACCCATCGGTTCATGGTAATCATCCATGATGACGACGCGGTTGATCTGGCCTGATACATAGGTCAAAGGCTTGCCCCAGTCGGGAGAGCCTTCGTCCTGGACATGCAGGGGCCCGCCGAGCATGTTGGTCTCGAAGTCCGATGTCTTCTCCGAGCGGTGCCAACGAGTGATCGCCGTCTTTTCGGTGTTCTTGAGCTGGTTTGGGTGCGGTACGTCAAGGGCTTCGCCCTGGGCGCCGTCGATAAGGGCTTTGAGGTCTTCGAACATGGTTTTTCCTTACGCTGAAGCAAGAGCAGTGCTAATCCAATGCAGCGGACCGACCTTGATGAAGACGCCGCCGGTCAGATTTGACATGTCCGCTTTTGCAGCATTGTTGATTTCCTCGCCGGTCGGCGGGTAAACGATGACACTGTTACCAGTGCCTACGCCGACGTAAAAAGTGTCGCCGATCTGACAGTTTGGCGGCAGTTTCACGCCGGTGTTGTCTGCGCCAGCCAAAACGAGGCTATTGGCGGCAGTCAGGACCGTTGCATCAGCGGTGGTCGTACCGGCCGCCGTGACATTGTCATTGCACGACCCAGCAATTGCCTTGGCAGTCTCACCCGAGATGCCAATCATCATTTCTTGAATGCGAGCCATTTTCAGATTTCCTTTTCTTTCACGTTAAACACTTTGGTGCTCCATTTTCTGGAGACCGCTAAGATTGAGGCGTTGCCTCTGTCCACATCGTAGGTCACGACATAGCCAAGGGCTTCGAACATATCGAGCCACCATTGATGCGGCATCACGGTCAGATGCAGTGTTTGGCCGATGGCTTGGCCAAACTTGTCAGGAACGGTGGAGATCTGGAAAAATACATTGACTGCTGAACCCATGATATTGGTGATCACGGTTGGCACATCGTTTGGTGGAATATGCTCCATGACATCGGAGCAGATGCCATATTCGACCCGCAAGGGGCAGGGATGGCACAAATCCCATTGCAGGAACGGCAGGCAAAGCGCTTCGTTGTCGCGGCAATTGTCGGTGAAATCGACCAGATAGACTTCGTGGCCAGCCTCCCGAAGCGCTAGGCTCGCGCGGCCGGTGCCGCAGCCGAAATCGACGATCAGCCCAGATGGCTTCATGACCTCCAGGAATTTCGGCACGATCAACTCGCCTGGCGATACATTGCGGTAGGCGTCATATGCCCACATCAGCGCATACTTATCGCGCTCGGACATGTCCTTCGGCTCGGTCAGAGCCATGGTCTGAAGTAATCCATCGCCATATAGATGCAGCTCGCAACCCTCGCGTTTCAGCGCCTGCGATGTCAGCATGTATTTTTCCGCCTGATGTTTCATCGAGACGGAGGATTTGAAAACCTTGCCGCCCCATGGGACCATGACGCATGGAATCAGCGCATTCATCGGCTGATCATAGGCGTGCGACTGGTCATCGCGATGCGAGCTGTCATAGCCGAAAATGTGGAATTCACGATGGCCTAGAGCAAAAGCTACACAAAGCGCCGCATTGCCAACCGCACCGCCCCCGCCGGTTAGCGCATAGCCACCACGCGCCACGCGCTCTGGCGGGAAATATGCCTCAATATTGCCGATGTCCAGGTGCCACACGATCGGCCGGCCGGCGGCTTCGAACGTCAACGGGCCCGCCTGCGAAGCAAATAGATGCTTGAGGGCAAGCGGGTCAACCAGGGTCGCGGTTTCGTCCTTGGCGTCGGCGATCACCTGATAATCGACAACAAAGCCGCGCGCGTTGAGAAAGGCAGACGCCGCGTTCATGGCGAAGACAATGCCACCCTCGGCCTGCAAGGCTCGGATCTCTTCCAGATGATCGACCAGCGACGGGCCGCCGCCTACCATAATGGCCTTGACCGCATGCGGCTCGCGCGATTCCAGCCATTCGAGATCGCGGGCTGAATTCTCGGTGATATTGCGCTGCAACTCTTCATCCGGCGTATTGCAGATCACCGCCATCGGGACATACATAGGCATCGAGGCGTGTGGATTGCGATACTCCATCTGCACGACTTGCGTCATTGGGCGCATAAAGAACTCATCCGTTGGAGGGTCAGGGGCGGCTTTGACACCGCCCCCCTTGTCGCTACGCGATGGTCTGGTGGCCTTGCATATTCGGCCGGTTCACGACCAACTGTACCGTGGTCACGTTGGACACGGTATTCGCCGAAGCCGCAGCCGAGACCAGACAGCCCAGGATTTCCGTCAGCGTCCCCGCTGCGGATACACGGCCGATGGTTTTAACGCCGACTGCAATGTTGGCCGCAAGCGAGGTTGCCAGCGTCTTCTTGGCAACCGCAATACCGCTGATCTGATACCAGCCGAACTGGTTCGCAACGTTTGCAGACATAGCGAAGGCAATAGGCTGTGGAAGCCCCGTGCCAACGGGCGCAAGAGCGGTAGCAAATGTACCAAGGCTGTACGTCACCACCGAGCCAACTACTGTCGAGCCGATGCCCTTCAGATAGATGAACTCGGCGCCGCCGAACGTGCCGTCAGCATCGTGCGCCCGAACGATCGTGCCGACAGGGTGCCGCGCAGTCGTTGAGGTGTCCGTGACCGGCTGGCTGCCGCCGATTTGGCTGTCGATTACCCAGTTAACCATTGTATTCGTCTCCTATTGTCTTGGGTGAATTAAGCAATGACCACAAAATGCCGCTGGCGGCTCGATGCGGTCAGATTTCCGGCCCAGTACATCGGGATAACGAACAAGTCCTGGTTCATGCTGGGCTTGCGGTCACCTTGAGTAAAGTTGCGGCTCTCGAAGGGGCGGAAGAAGATATACTTGGTGTTAAGCCCATACATACGCGTTGCGCTGCAATGCGGGTCGTGCATTACCAGCGCATCCTTGTACATGTAGCCCTTGAACCCTACCTTCCCCTGCTCGGGGTCCATGTGGCGCTGGTTGGCCTGCAGGGATGCCTCGAAATACTGGAAGTAGGTCGTGCCGCCGAGAACCAAATCCACCATCTCGTTTGCACGATTGGTGTTGAGGAACGAGGTGTTCAGAGCGGTCAGGATGGTCGAAGCGCCCGCAGTCAGCGAATTGACACTGAAATCGAACACATAGTTGCGCCAGAAGGCATTGGCCGCGGCCGAGGCGTCGATACCGCCGACGGTCGGGGTCGAAGGGCTGTCCGACACCAGATGCTGCAGACCACCGATGGCCTTGCCGCCGCTCTCCGTATTGGAGTAGTAAAGCGCCTCGCCGATGGCATTTGTCATCGTGGCTTCGGCCGAGTCCAGCTTGCCCTTAAGCAGATCATGCTTGCGGGACTTGCCGGCGTTTTCGATGGTTTCACGGCCCGACAGGGTGATGTTGGCATAGAACTGCTTAAACGCATAGTCAGCAGTCGTCATCACGTCCTGATCGGCGGTCGAGAGCACTTCTGCGCCCGAATACCAGCCCTGCGCGGCAGCTTCGCCGAACAGGACATTCTGATAGATCGAGACGCCGCCATCAAAGGTTTTGATGTTGCCGCGCCGCTTGAACCACTTGAGCAAGGTCACGTTCTGCGTGACATCGTCCGCGAGGTCTTCCGAGTAGTTTGCAATCGCAGCAGTTAGTGCCTGCGTAATTGAAGGATGTGGCTGTGCCATTTCTCATTTCCATTGAGTGCTAGGTGTGTCCAGTGTCCCTCAAGGCCTTTTCGATTGCTTCCATCTTCCCCATTCTTCCAGGCTGTGACTGACCATTGGCGCCGGGCGATGGCTTGCGCGTCGCGGCGGCTCTTGCCTTGTCCAAATTCGCTTGGCTGAGCTGAGTAGACACGCTCTGATTGACTTGGCTGTCAATGAGCGTTTGCCTGATCTCAGGAACGAGCCAAACGGCCTTGTCATAGGCTGCCTGGAGCTTTTCCTGGACCTTCCAATCCGGGATGCGGGCGATATCAGGGTCTGCGTCCATCAGTCGTTGCATGATGGGTGTGACGGCCTCATAGTGAGGGCGCACAGGCATTCCGAGATCATCCGCGGCCGTTCGAAAGGCTTGGATTTCTTCCTGTATGGTCAGCGTTTCGCGCTGGGAATGTTGTTGCTGGAACTGGCCGAAATGGTTTCTGAGGGCCTGGAGTTCGCCGCGTAAGGCGTCGTTCTGAGACCTTACTTCCAAGACCATTGGATCAACCCATTCCTGGGCTGGATCCGGCTCATTTGTTTGCTGTGCAACCGGCTTTTGGCCGTCGAACAGTTGATCATGAGTAAGTCCCGAGCGCTCAATCAGCGCTTTCACGAAGGCGGGTAGTCCGCCCTGTGCGCGCTGCGAGAAATTGGCGACAAAGCTCACAGGATCGCGGTTGAAAGCCTCCCGCTCCTGAACCATGAATCGGACTGCTCCGATTTCGTCCAGGTTTGCAGTTTGCATCTCTTGGCGATAAGAGCTTAGCGTCTCTCCGAGGGCTTCGGATTTCTTACGGTGATCGGCGTTTTGCTGAGCATTTTGCGTCAGCCCTGTGTTAAATTCCTTCTCCCTGGCCAACAGAATGC